TTGTACTTCCACCGGGGATCTTGCGGATCGTCAATAGTGGGAGGATCCTCGCCGGGAGGAATCTTTCCTCGGACCGTCAGTGGTTCTTCCTCTCTTCCTTCAGCAGCCTTACGATCACCAGTGATCATAGCTTCAGGAAAATCAATACGAGGAGAGCCAGTGATCGTCGTCTCGGGCATTCGGACGCGTCTCTTCGGATCACCGGTGATCGTCGTCTCGGGCATCACCACCCGCCCTTCCTCATCCCGTATAGCAGCTGGTTTACCGGTGATCTTAGTCTCAGGCATTACGACGCGTCTCGGGCCAACCTCTCGGCTCAAGGGGAGAGCTGTGTACTGCCCCTCTCCCGCCTCTTCTTCTGCCGTCGGTTCTGGGGCCGTCATTCTCGCGAGCGCGGAAGTGACCATATTTCGCGTTCTAATAGTATCGGACAGCCTCTCAACTTCATCGTCAGTAGGAGTCCCTTCCTTTGGCGTATAGCGAGGAAGGAGTATCTCAATAGCCGCTAAGATACCTTGAAGTGACTCAATATCGCCTTCACGCTCAGCACCCTGAACAGCAGCTCGAAGTTTCCGATTCCATGTGAGAAACTCTGATTCCTGCTCTGATTCTATCGGAGGCTCGACATCTCCAGAAATATCCGTCTCGCCATAGTCGTCTTGAACTGACTCGCCGGGTTCTATACCTCGTTTTCGCTCTTCTGCTCGTTCCGCAAATGCGGATCTCGACGCCCCGAACGGAGTCGGCAAGATATCATCTCCTCTCTCGCCCCCCGCCAGTTCAGCTCTCTTGGCTTTCAGCTCTTCCAGTCTCTTCTCTGAGTTTTCTCTTTCCTCTGACGAGTGAAAAGAGCTTAGAGGAAACTTCATCAGGCGTTCTAAGGCGACGATTCTCGCATCGAGACGCTCGATCTCACGTTGTTTCGGATCCGGGTTTCCGCCAATGTCGTAGATAGCCATCAGAGTCTCCTAATTCGTAGGGAATCCAGGCCCACCGCCTCCGGGACCTGGAACAGTGACGCGAGGACCGACCGGAGAGATCGCTCCTCCTCCACCGATTGCGTCAGAAAAATCAGTACCGACCTTAGGGGCAGCTCCGTTGCCTCCCCCTCCGGGCAGCCCAGGGCCAGCAGCCCCTTGTTGCGCTTGGAGAGCAGCCATCTGTGCCTGCATCTGCTGCTGCTTTTCCTGCTCAGAGATCAGCAGATCCGAATCGAGGTTCAGCAGATCGATGACCTTCTCCATTAAGCGACGCTTATCGATGTCTTCAGAGGTAACGAGTAGCTCCAACATCTGAGCAAGGTTCTTCAGCTGAATGGTCCGAGAGTTCTCAGTCGGAGAGTACGGCACGACATCGTAGTCGTAGTCGAGCGGCTCTTCTGCATTCATCCCTGGTTCGATTGCCTGCGGATCGCGAGCTTTCATCGCTGCGCGAGTCACCTGGAGGCTTTCCCGTCGTCCAGTGAGGCGAACAGGAAGGACAGAATCACGTGGGAGGAACTCCTCGTAGAGCCCGATTGTCGTCGATGCGAGCCATGAGATGATGTGCTGAATGGACTGGAGTCGTCGTCCGTTCCGAGTCCGGACTGCCATATCAGCGAGCGCCACCTCAGTTGCAACATCGGCCACCCCGACGACACCTCGGGCGTACTGAGGGAGTCCCAGAGCAAACTCGACGGACTTGGTGATTCGCTCTCGCATGACTGCGAAGCTCGGAGAGAGCACGGTGGTCGGGGTGTTCGCGATGATGTCGCCGATGCCCACACCCTGTTTCCCGTGAACGGCGACTGCGTCACCAGGATTGGTCGCCTCCATGAGAGCTTTGACGAATGCTCCAGGATTATCGACCAGCCCGGAATGGAAGAGCGTGACCGGGATGGATGCTTGAGCATGGCGAAGCTCCAGCGTGTCCAACTCGTTGAGCATCTGCTGCTGACGATCGATGATCTGAATGTCGGAAATCCCTTCAAGACTCTGGAGATTGTCGTTGAAGGTAAGCATGTTGAACGGATTACGGATCAAACGGTATGGCAGGTCGTCCGCGAACAGTGCGTCAGTTTCCCCGTCGAGCCAGTGATAGAAACGGTTTGCTGTGAAGTCATACACTTCGTAGACCGTGACCCACTCGAACGCCTCAGAGCTGATGTCTCGATTGGACTTGAGCGCAGGTTTCAGCCACGAGGGATAGCTACCGAATACGGCTCGCTCAGCCTGACTGGACTTGTAGCGACGTTTCCCACGAGGCTTCGTACGATCGTACGGCTGCTTCGCGCGACGCTCGAACTCTCCACGAGTGATCGTCGTCACCTCGATGAGGTACCGGATGTCATCCCACCGCTCCGCTGAGAGATCGAAGAAGATGAATCGAGGATCGATGACTCGGTATTCGGCACGCTGCTTGGCGAATCGCCACACGGTCTTAATGAACGCCCGCCCGCATACGGCAGAAAAACTGCCGAGACGCCAGAGAAGCTGCACGAGCTGATTCCGTTTGAAGGAATCGTTGATTAGTGCTTCTCGATATTTGGCATGTTCTTTGAGCTTGGGATTCCGCTCGATCACCGTGACTTGAGGATTCGGCGGAATGATGGAGCTGATCATCGAGTCGATGAACGCGTACGGATAGTTCGTTTCGGTTGCGACATCCGCATCGTTGCTGCTGGTCGGAGCCTCATCCGTCTGGTAACGAATGTCTTTATTCGTGCCCCAGTACTGAGACCGATACCAGCGAAGGTATCGATCCCAACGGGCTCGCTCAGTAACAGTACGACGCTGGTGGATCTTGATGAGATCCCGAATCTGTTCGCCCTTGAGCGCCATCTATGCTGGCTCCGGAAGGATATTGGGAGCTCCAGCTTCGAGCCGCGTTGATGGTCCTGCTGCCTCCCCAGGTGGAGAGAACGTGGGCGCCTGGAGTTGCTGTCCCATAGCTGCGGCAGCAGGCCCCGCAGGGCTCATAGGCGCTGGAGCCCCACCCATCGGGCCAGCTGGAGTCGGAAAGGCTCCGGCAGCGGGAGTGGGTGCGACGGGTACGAGTTCTCTGAGCGTAGCCGCGGAGAGGACACCTTCAGAGGTGAGGGATTGCACGAGTTCAGGCTGCTGGGAGAGCTGCTGTTTGGCTTGTGGGGAGATTTCATCAGGTTTCAGAGGGTGGTTGGCCATTCGAAAAGCGAGATTGCGCAGCTCGGTACCGAGGTCTGCTCCAACCTGAGTCTCCATATCCTTGAGCACCTTCTCCAAAAGAGTGCGCACAGAGTGCTGGTGGCGGCGACGCTGCTCTCGCTCTTCAAGAGCAAACTCGGCAGCGTCTTGTCGTGCATTCGGATTGGGGAGTTGGATAGCCATGGGATTCCTCGCTTCAGATACTATCGCACACGTCTTAGCGCCAACCTGGACCTTTCTTATACCAGGATCCGCCCATCGACCCACGAAGAGTACCCTTCTTCGTGCGAAGCTCCTTATCCTTAGCGATTCCTTCCTGGTAAGCGTCCCATTCCTTCCACGTTGGGAACATCACGACGTTGGTGACTTTCTCTTTCACCTTCGGTCTGCTCCGTCTCGGAACCCACCGCGCACCAATGACCGCCATGATGAGTGCTGAGACCTTGTCCCAGTGGTGCCGGTCGCGTCGTCTCTTACTCGGAGAGCCCCGAACAAGCTCCGAGTTTGCTCCTTCCTCGATGCGCTTGTCATTCTTGTAAGACATGAGCTGCTCCAGAGTGTCCGAGTCGTTCAGAACGACCTCGTCCATGAGCGCATCAATGAGCCACCCCAGTGCCTGGTCAACCGATTTACTCGTGCTCGTGAATCCTGGACGGCGGAGCTTCTCGTAGTAGATGTTCGGATAGTCCCACTCGCGAAGCAGGCTGAGACACGCCTGACCCACACCGTTGCTTTCCACGACGATGAGCGCTTTGTTGTACCGGATGCCCATCTCGTGGAGCTTCCGCGTGAAGGTGATGGGATCCGAGTGGTCTGCGTAGACACCAACCTGGGTCCACTCCCCCTCGTAGCACTTCAGAATCTGGAAGCTCGCATGGTCTCGGGCAGCGTGACCGCACGGGTCAGCGCCGATGGCGTAGATGGCGTCGGGATGCGGCTGCTCGTACGTCTGTGAGGGACGACGCCATTTATGGAGCTCGTGGCTACGCTCTATGTGCTTCCCCAGAACGTGAGCAGGGATAGCAGCGTTCGCAGAGCTGACCCAACACCCAATGTCATCGGATGGATAGAAGACATTGAACAGCTCTGGATTTCGGCGGATCTGAACGTCGCTGGAGAGCATGAGCCGCCTGAACGAGAGGTGCTCTTTCCGCAGTCCGAGAGAGCCATACTTGTTGAGCATGTCGATCTCGGTGTTCTCCAGAGTCCACGAGGAATCCCAGGGACGTTCGTTGAGCTTCCCATCCCAGAATGGAGCGAACAGATATTGATTCCGTCCCTCCCCCCGTTTGGCTGAAAGACAATGCTCGTGCCAGTCAGTTCGTGACTCCCACGGAGTACACTCAAAGACGACGAGCGCATGATCTCGGTTCATCAAGCTGGGCCAGATGAGGTGCATCGAACCTGCGAAGTCTGACCAGAACGCGCACTCGCTCGCGTGAAAGCTATCGGGAGACTGGCCGATACCAACCGCACCCGCTTCTCCAGACAAGACACGCATACGCCCACCCTGGAGAGGATCGAACGTCAGCTGTCGACTCTCCCGAACAGGGACAGTTTTTGTCCGTATCTGCGCAGGCCAACGCTGATGAAGATGGTGGACACGACCGTGGAGGTAGTTCGCCCGATCACCAGTATCAGCGATGCAGACATGGTCCCACGCTGGGTGGTACGCCGCTTTGCAGTACGCACCGTACTCACTGGTCAGACTCTTTCCCATCTGCCGTGCGGTGAGCACCGTAAGAAACTTCGTCTGCCCGAATGATGTCATGGGCGGATTGCTGTAGTAATCGAGGATGCCTGTTTGGAGCGTGTGCGTGATTCTCTGAGGATCGTATTTGACGAACTTCCCTGACTTCTGATCGTGAACCTGACCGAACGCCGGGAGCGCTTTGCTCGGATCACGCAGTGCCTTCAGCGCAGCCTGGGGAGAGGGCGTAGGCATCAAAGCGCTCCAGTCGGTTCTTGTCCCTCATCATCATCGCGAAGAATCTTTGATTCATCCTCTGAGACGAGGAAGACCTCTCCACCAGGAAAGACCTGTCGGGTCCACGGCTTTCCATCGACCGTAATACTACTGAACGACTCTTCCCGACCGTACTGATCTCTCAGATCAAAATAGTTCTCAGCTGCTGCATCCTCTGCAGCCAATCTCAAAATCTTACCATCAGTGTTCGCAGCAAATTCGACCAGATGATCTGGTAGATACTCCATGTAGATCCGAGTGTTCTTCACTGCCATGCGTGACCACTCCGGGCCGGTATCCCCAGTATCTCTGGTATCTCCGGTATCTCCGGTATCCCCAGTATCGCCAGTATCGCCAGTATCGCCCGTGTCTCCGGTGTCCTTTTTTTCATATGCACTTAGAGCCGGATCGAGTGTCACCTCACCCAGGGGTAAAACCCGTTTGGGTAGGAGATCCTCTGCCGCCTCGTCTTCCGACATTGACGGTTTTACCTTCTTCGTAGGCTTCTCAGAAATAGATTTGAGAACACCAGCCTCTTCAGCCATAGCGCGCGATGGTTTAGGCAAAGCTCCAGAAGGAGCGAAAGACTTTTTATATGCACTTTCTGCTGCCTTCTTACGCCCTTCCCGGATATCTCCTGCCATCAGCCTGCCTCCCGTATGAGATCCTCTTCTACATCAAGAATATCAATCTCTACCGCCGTTGATGATTCGTGCTCCCCCCGGGTGGGAGAGAACGTGGATGCAAGGTCTGCTCCAGATGTCAGAGCTCCAACAGCATCGTTCCCAGCAATCTGAATGAGCTGACCGATGACACTGACATTGTTATCGCCCGCATTCTGAGAGTGGATGCACGTGTACATCAGTTCACCCCAGAGCCTCAGCTCCTTAGAAGCGCCTGCTGTGAGCCCATTACCCGACACCGCACGCGCGCAGACTGACGCATAGTCGATGACATCTTCGAATGAGCGCACTTGACGCTGTTCAAGGAACGCTTCAATGCTCTCAGGGAGCTTGGCTGGGAGCTTGGTGCTCACTGGGACCTCCTCGACGAGTGCGTGTATCTTCCACCTCATGGTACACCGGACCTTTGTACCATGTTGGAAGCGGTGCGCCCCGCTCCTTCATACTCTTCTCGAAGAGCATGCGGTTGAGAGCGAGCCACCGAGACGAGGGATTGTCCCCCCGCTCCCACCGCTCCTTCAGGAATGAGTCGAAGAACACGGCGTCAGGCATAAACAGAGGACGCTGTCGGGGCCGAGTCGCCTTCCCCGTCATCTTCTGCGAGCGAATCGCGAGATGGTCCCAGACCTCGTTGAAGAACTGAGGATTGATGAGAGGTCCGCCCTCTCTCCAACTCTTCTCTGATTCGAGCATCTCCTTCGTCCGACACGCCACCGACAGATCTGTTCCGAGCGCCCACAGGGCGAATCGCTTCAGCTTCATGTAGCCGCGTATGGCGTTGGCGAGCTTCTCATGCAGACCCACCACATCGCCCAGCTCGAACACTTCAATCAAGCACTCATCTGCAATCCCTGCGAGCCAGGCATGGAGAATCGCATCCTCACATGGATCGACCTTACGGCTCTTCCACGGCTCTCCCCTGAGCATAGTACAGGCGACCTCGAACGGAATCGGCACTTCTTCGAGCAATGCGCCCTGTTGATTCGCCTTCCCCCCAGGAGGTGGTGGAAACCGGAATGCATTTCGCACGAGCGGCGGCCAGCTCTGCGGTGCGACGCAGAACCCTGTACTCAGCACCGCTGCCTTCAAAGTAGGGTTCACCCAGCGCTTCCCCCGTCCGAGCTTCTTACCTTCGAGCACATCTATCTGCAGCGCCTTTGCGCTCTTCCTCACAACGGGAATCCGCAGCCGCTTCCGCATGCGGGTCCGGTCCATGAACGGAGGATCCAGGCTCAGAGCGAGGCACACTGTGCTCCACCTGACCTCCGATTTCCCCCGAGGTTCTTTTGTCGCATGCGCGAAGAAATGCCCGAAAGGCCTGCGAATGTCAGCGAAGTCACACATGGAAAAAGACTAACACGTGTACAGCAAGTTTCAGAAATTGATCCCGCATGGAAGAGGAGTCCCCGGATACACCGGTTTGCCCGCGCGGCTTGGGGGGATGCTATTGCGGCGTCGACCCCTACTCTCGAAACTACCTG